ATCCACCGACGTAACCGTACCGTCGCCAGATCCAAAGCTAGTCCAACTATTATTTTGATAGCCTTCAAATCGGCTTGTTGTTGAGTTATATCGAGCCTCGCCGTTTATAGCGCCACCAGGACGGTCTCCCGTTGACCCGATAGGCAAGACCATACCCTCAACGCCAGGTATAACCGGATTATCAGCCAATCCAATCGTTGGATTCCCTGGCCCCGTACCGTCAGCAACCGAGATCTCACTAGCCGTCCCAAGGATCTCTAAAGCGGTCACAGAGGCGCCGCCGACCAATCCCATGATCCCAGTACCAGAAAGGCCGTTAATCGTCCCTACGGTGCCATCTAGGCTGATTACAGGGTTACCGCCTGCGCCAGTGCCGTTAGTAACCGCTACCCCAGTAACACTCCCGGTGATTGTGCGGCCAACGACTGCCCCGCTGGACTTTGAGATCATCCCATCAGCGCAGGTCTCTAGGCTGCCTGATACGCCGTTCAACGTAACAGCCAAAGTACCAAGAGCGCCCGTGTCAACTAAGCCGACACCGGTGGATCCCTGTAATTGCCTTGAGTTAGGCAGCGTAGCCTCGTTAGTTGCCGTAAGAAACGTCTGCTGCTGAGTCGGCGAGTTCGCAATCGCCCCCGTCGTCGTCTGGACCGTCTGGCCATTCTGACTAATTGGAACCGATTCAGTGCCTGTTAGCGGCTGCGCTGCCGGCAATTGGGTAATCGTAACTTGTGCCATTATTCAACCGGGAAAATAGTGTCAATATTCCCATTATTCTCTGGGGTCTGCGTGTTCTGATTTGTTGATAACGAGAAGTCTCCGTAGCCACCCGTTCCAATAGAATTCGGGTCTACGGCAACGCTTGTATCTGGACGAGGGAATCTTAAATTAATGCGCTCCGTCTTCCGAGCAGGTAGTCTATATGGGTCAAACTCATCCTTACAACCTTGGTCGCATACGCGCAGGCCAGGGAAGTTCGGGTCCGACTGCAATGAGACAAACGTGCGCTTCATCTTGCACCGGTCACAAATACCGATTGCAAGACTTGTCAGGCCAGTTGTATCTAAGAATATTGGCATCAGGCTGTATATACAGAAATATTCGACGATAGATAAATCGGCGACTTGTCGCGCTCTTCCTGCTCTGCCTCAAAGAAGTACTTCTCAGCCATTCTCTCAAGGTACGTGATCCGATTGTCTGACACGGCCGGCAGCTCTAATGACATCCGATGCGCCAACATGAAAATAACCGCCTCATACCACCGCTGCGGCACTTCCAGCTCATCCGTCAAGGCGCCAACGTCCATAATCTGACGCGAATACCACGTCGTCATCTGGATGAACGGATCGCTAGGGACAGGCCACAAGTAAAGACCTGGCTGCGGGATTGTCCGGTTGAACCAAAATTGGTACGGTTGGTTTGCAGTAAAGTTCTTGTTCGGCAGGTTCGTGTAGTCGTCCCTGTTTAGACGGGACATCTGGACCTCAAGCGAGTTATTACCTACATAGAACTCGCGCAGTGCCAGCGTCGCGCCGCCATAAACACGTACACGGTAATATTCAACGGTCTGGCCAGGATCAACGTCAGTCCAAATCCATTGATTATCTTTGACTACAACAGACCCAAGGTCGTCAAGAGTGCTCCAAGTAGCTCCATCAGTGGAGTACTCAAAAATAACGGACCAAGTAGCAGAACCACCACCAGCAACATAAGGAAGAATCCCGATGCTGCCAGCATAAATAGGATTATCAGTTCCATAATAGACCTGAATGTTGCCATTAGCTGAAATCTGCTGACAGAAAGTGTCAATGTTACTATCAGCCACATTTGCTACTACACCCCCGGCAGAGCTCGTATACCCACCTAAGTCGTTAGGCGTAGGCCGGGTCATCTGCCGATAAAGAACATTAAGCACATCAATAGTGCCAACAGGCATCTCGTAGATGTACTGATCAGCATTAAGACCAATAACCTTCTTATTAATCGCCCAGTACTGAATGCCTAAGTTCGCTATGTGCGAAAGGGCAAAGAACAGCGACTGTCGCGCTGACAATAACTGCTCAGAGGTCAACTCCTCCGCTAATTTTCCACAACGACGAGCGCCATGATCGATTAACGTCTGGACATTAATGACTGTAGTGCCAACTGACCCAGAATATGCCATGACAACCCCTTACCATCCAGGTGATTTTTTCGAGCGAGACTCGCCCGTGCTTGCCTTTGATTTGATGCTACCGCCCTTCTTGTACCCGAGCTGACGGCCTAAGCTGCCGGCAGGGGACGGGGATAAGGTGGTCATGGCCTGAAAGCCCGGCGTAGACGTTCCCACAGCCTGGTTGATCTGGTTGAGAGACGAGCCAAGCGCCTGCGCACCCTCAGATATCTTATCGATACCCGTAGCAGCATTAGCGCTCATGTCTGGGCCCATATCGGTCAAGCCACCATCAGCCATCTTTTTAACTTTAGCCATATGAGCCTTGATTACCAGTTACACTGATTTTTGTTCTTACTTGCAGTGCTAATCTTGCTTGTAGAAATAGCGCCGCCCTTTTTTTTCCCAATTTGATCCAACATAAGCCGATCTTTTTCAAATTGCTCTCTATCCAACGGGCTCATATCTTTTAATTTTGTTCCCTTACCCGATTTTCGCATTTGTCTAAATCTTTGTTTTTCTTCTTCAGAAAATTCACCTTGTGGAGCAACATTAACTGCACCACCTTCTATTTCCGAGTTTAATTCTGCAAATGCATCTGCTGCTGATCTTGGCATAATATTTTCCTTTAATCACCAGTTAGAATTTCTTTTGTTTTTTGTTACGGTATTGACCTTATTTTTAACAATCTTCCCGCCTTTTTTTACCCCAAGCATAGAAGATGATGGCATTAGTGGAACCCCAATTCCACGATACCCCGGCGCATCTTTAATTGAAATAGGAGTGCCACCACGAATTGCAGCATTTCTTGCGGCATCGGCCATATTCCCACCGGATACAGCAGGTTTACTAGGCCCCATTGGAACATACTGCGGGGGAGTCATGTCTTTCTGGCTAGAAGGCGTTGGCACTTTTTGTTCTGATGGTGGTACGCGCCCTGTATCATTTGCTCGTATTGGCCCCGGACGTGGCGTAACAGGTGGCTTAATTGATGGCGTAACAGGTGGCCGCACAGGTGGCCGCACAGGTGGGCGCGGTGCAGGCGGCTTCTTCTGAATAATTGACGTCATGATGTTTTCCTTTGATTACCAACCGGGGCAATTCCAACGCTTCATCGAAGCTCGAGACCTACTACCTTTTTCACTCTTTTCCGCTACTGCACCCATTCTCGCGCAGAATGAATCTCTGCGCTTCCCACCCTCTGGTTGCGGAGCCTTGAGCTCAGAGCCGGTCTCGCGGTTATACTTCTCACGGCCTTTTTGCGTTAAGCCAGCGCCACGCTCAACAGGCATCTTCTCGCCACGGCCAACAGCTAAACTAACGCCACCCTTAGCCATCTTCGCAGTCTTAGCAGACTCCCTGAACGCACCAGCCGTCGGGGCACCCTCAGAGCCAGGCTTGCGCATCTTTTCATGAGAACCCTCAGCGATCCTCTGCCTCTTGGCGTGAATATTTGCGTACAAGCCACCATCAGCAGCCTTAGCCTCTGGGAGCTTGCTGTAGGCCTTCTTACCCACGTTAGATTGAACGTACTCAGCGGCAGTAGAGGCTGGGATGCCAACCTTCTTCGCAATCTTAGGATTATGCGCAACAGCCTGCATTAACCGGAACTGGGATTTAGATTTGGCTGGCATAATCAGCCACAGAAAATAGTAACAGCCGCACTAGCTGGTAGCGTGACATGAATGTTAGTTGTAAATCGAATTCCATTACCGGGGATTAGCGTTGAGATTACAGCAGTATTAACTGTGATATTTACTCGCAAACGCTCTGTCCCGCCTGATCCACCATCGCGGAAAACAATCTCACCGGCAACGCCGCCAGAAGCAAGTTGATACCCGGCAAGGTTTGCTGCCCCAGCATAAATAGTACCCGTAGCATCAGCGTGTTCTGCAAATACATTTGTCAATGTTGACATTGAAATCTCCAATTAAAAGTAGGGGCCGAAGCCCCCACCTTATTTAGCAAGCACCGCCACGCTTTTTGCCTGGGGCGACCGTTACTGACTTCTCAGTCTTGGTAACAGAACCCTTAGGCACCTCAGAGCCGGTAAACAACTTCTTAACTTTACCGGCCATTTCCTTCATCATGCTCATAGGATTCATTGCCTCGTCGAGTTCCTTCTGGACCTTTGGCACATTCTCAAATGCCTCACGACCCTTACGATCTAGCTTTTCCTCTTGAGCCTCACGAAGCAAGCGCTTCTCAGTTTCGCCTAAGCCGCCTGTAGAAAACTTCTTAACACTGCCACCCTTTTTAAAGGTGCCGGACAGTTGGTTAATGCTTACAGGCGCCGAAGGGCGCTTATTACCTTGTGGCATCTTGACGGCACGACCATCGCTCTGGACAGCCCCACCGTCAGCAAACTTTTTTGCGGCACCACCAGTCTTGTAGCCGCCAGCATTACCTTTTTTGACGCTACCAGTTGTAGTACCGCTTACGCCAGGAGGGGTCGTGCTAACGTTGCCGTTAACGCCGCCACCCTTAGCGTACATCTTTACGCCACCACCGTGCTTATAACCACCGCCGTTGCCCATCTTCACTTCACCTGTTTTTGCAGGGGAATTATCAGGGTGAGCCGTCGTTATCTTACTTTTGCCCATTTCGGACTTGATGATGCCGCCGGTAGCGTAGCCGCCTTGACCCATCACGACGCCGCCAGTAGCAAACTTCTTACCGGACATCGCCTTTTTGATCATTGCGCGGTCTTGAGCTGCATCTTCATGCGCCTCGCCACCTTTTTTCATCATAGCAGCAGCACGGCCGATTGGAGCCGCAGGAGCAGCACCGCCTGGTCGAGCCATCATCGCACGACGACGAGCCGCCATTGACGGCTTCATCGGCGCCGTACCTGGCATAGCAGCGCCAGAAGGCATGCCGCCACGAGTAGGCATACGCGGAGCATCCACAGAAGGAGTCCCGCCCATTTGCATCTTCTTCTCTACTGAACCACCTTTTTTGAGCTTGAGCTCAACGGTAGGCTCCGTGGTCATCATCTTGACCATTGGTTTAAATTGACCCATTTCCATCTCCTATTAGGCTTGAGTGACGCCAAGGGCGCCAGCACGCGTTGCATTGGGGCCAACTGCGATTGCAGACAACAAAACACCCATTACAAGGCGCTTGGTGCCGTCACAGGCTGACGAGGGGTCATAAGTCCCCCGAACATCGCCAGTGGCTGCTGTTGCAGTTGTGCTATCGGCGGCGACAAAAGTACCGGTATCCTCGGCTAATGTGTTATCCCACTTTACGCTGCCAACATAGCCAGCGTTAGAGACACGCACAGGAATGCCAATTACGTCAGACGTGCCTACAGTAATTGCAACGACAGTGCCGCCGCTTACCGTAACGCCCGTAATAACAGAAAAGGCCTTCTTGCCGTTCACCGTAGTTGAGGCAACCGCGCTCGATGTAATCGTCTCCGTCATAGCCTGGCCATAAATGTCAAAGCCAACAACGGTGAAGATACGTGAGGTCGGCGTACCTGACCCAGTACTAACACTTACAGCACGCGGGACATCTAGCCGATAACCATTCTGAAAGTTAGTGACACGAAACAGCGTGACACTTGTACCCGCAGTTAAAGTTATCGCACCAGCACCCGCAGGGGTTTGTGCAGTTGCCAGGTTGTTGATAACCGCCGCGGCCGGGACTGTATCCCATACATAGATCCGGCCAAGCGGCCCAACACCTGCTGACATAGGGGAGGGGTCGCCAAGCGACATCCCCATCTCAGTAACCGCAGTCCCGAGGAACAAATCATCATCGAACTGGGGCATGGTCTACTCCTTAGGCGTTGAAGCCGGTGCCGTCAACAATACCTGCCGAAGCAAAATTACCCGCAAACGCAATAGAAGTACCGCTCAGGTCAATTGACGTTATAGCCAATGCCGTGTCACTAGCAAAGAAGTTACCCGAAATAAGACCATTATCCTCAACTTGAGCGTCAAGTTTCAAATACAAAGCTTTATTAAAGTCCATAAACTGATTGCCAGAGACTTGCGTCGTTTGGAACGTATAAGTCGCCGAGGTAGCCGTTACAGACTTAATGTCAGCGCCAGTAATGCCAATAAAACGGTTGTTAGCGACCACATTGTGCGTCGTGCCAACACCGATAGGAGCAGCAGCAGCTTGGAAGCGCATACCAATTGCAGCAGATCCGCGGATTAGGCTGTTCTGCACAACGTTCTCAGACGCCGTATAAGAATCATCCGTTGCATTCACTTGGAATGCCAAGCATGCCTTGTTTGCCGTCATTGCTGCATTGCCGTCAAAGACGCAATTATCAAACACACCGCCGTTACTATCAGTGATTGCAACATCGCTGTTGTCTTCATTGTAGAAACGCATGTTGCGAATGACTACGCCTTGCGACTCAGTAATGGTCAGGGCAGTGCCCGTTGCATCACCAACGTCAGGGCGCTCATAGCCGCCTACTTGGCAACCAATAATCGTCAGATAGTCAACGCCGCTAATGACTAGATTTTCGTTGTAGGTGCCAGGAAACACAAGAATTGTGTCGCCAGCGCCAGACGTACAGGCGTTAATTGCCGCTTGGATCGTTGTAGAAACAATCTCTACACTTGAGCCAGGGGCGCCAACTTGGCCATTCGCGTCAACATAAATAACCTTGCCGTTACCGTTAGGAACAGAAATAGGGGCAGGACCAGTAACTGGAACGCCGAAAGAAGTGATCCCGTTAGGGAAATTTGTTAAAGCCATCGCGTGTCTCCTTGAAAAGCTCAGCGAATGTTAAGAAAAAGGCCGAGTTTCCCCGGCCCGAATTACTTAGATACCAGGCGTACCGTACAAAGTACGTGGGTCAGTCCAACCCACCTGATAACGCTCAGTTGCCTTGTAACGCATGGTGTCGGTCTCAAAATCACCTTCCATCGTCTTCTCAAGGCGACGACGCATCAGAAGCTTAGTGCCTTCTGGAGCATCGGTCTGAACCCACCAGGCGCTTGAGTTAGTCAGACGCGACAGCACTGCAGCACCTTCATCAAGCAAGCCAATTGATTTGACTGGGTTGATGTCGTTGTTTGCATTACCGGAACGCAGGACCGACTTCAGCAGAACTTCAGCCTGGAACACGTTGCCTGGGGCAACCACTAGTTGACGTGGGACCAGACGGATCTTCTTCTGGTTGTTGTCAACAGCCTGACGGATCTGGATGAGCATCTGCTCAAGCGAGGTCTGGGACAGGTTAGCAGCGGTCGTCAGCAGGTTGCTGAAGGTGCCGTTAGCGATTGGGTGCGAAGCATTACTCAGCGACACACCGTCACCGCCTGGGTAGGCCGAGTTAAATGCACGGTTCAGCACGTTCGCGCACAGGGTTTCCTTGGTTTCAATCAAGGACTGAGCGAGGTGACGAGCATAGACCGAGCCGATACGGATGTGGTCGCCGTCTTCCACCAGCACTTTGGTCAACGCGAAGGCCAGGCCATACACGTTGTAAACATAGCGCTGCAGGAACAACACGCCGCCCTGCTGATACGTTACCGGAGTACCGTCTGGCAGTTGTGGGGCGAGACCAAAACCATAAAGAACTGGCTCTTCGTGGTAGTTGCGTGGGATACCGTCTTGCTCACGGAACACGCGGGACCATTCGTCAGTACGTTGATCATAAACGCCGTCAAAGCATTCGTTCATGATTGGTTCAACGATACTGCGGAAGTCTGTACTTCTCATCGGGGCTGCCATAATTCAGTCCCTCCTTTAGATAGCGTTAATCGATGCAACGTACTGACTGAGAGCAATCTGTACTTGAACGATCGTATAGGAATCACCCCAGGCGTTATCTGGATAGGGGGCCAAGTTGATGACACGCATCACGTTAGTTGAACCAGAACCGGCAGGGGTCGTTCCCAGTGAAGCGGAGGACAGGCCAGTAGTAGTCGAACCAGTTGTTGGGTTGGTAATGTCATACTGATCACCGACCGAGTTTTGCGCGAGTGAGCCAGCAGACTGCATCTCATACACAATGTTCGGGTCGCTGTAGTAGTACGCAACCAAAGAACCTGTCTGGAACGATTCGTTAGCAGGCCAGAATGGCGAGATGCGACGACGACCTGTCGAATCAGTCCACTCAACACCAGCAAACGCGCCTTGAATGGCCTCGCTACCAGAACTATTTTCAACCCAGCCAGCAGTGTTCATCTTCACGGGCGCACCCTTGAAAATGTTCTCAGCGTAGCCGAGGGATACGTTTCCAGAAGTGGAAACAGCTTGAATGCCGTCAGCAAGTGCAACAGCGCGGTCCAAACCGGATGGATGGAAAGCGGGGCGCATGCCAAACGGAGCAGCAATAGTACTCATATTAGCTCCTAAATGGTTTAATGCTTACGCTCAGGCAAATACCGGAGCAGAAAGCGGCTTATCAATATTGCCCAAGCCTTCGCCTTCGACTTGTCCGAGCTTGCGACCCGAACTATCACGTCCAACCTGAGATTCAGCCTGCACCTTGATCTTGTTAGCCTCTTCCATTGGCTGATCATGGTGAAAGTGAGTCATGATCTCCTGATAAATGTCTTCAGGGATCTTGAACAACAGCATCTCGTTACACGCAATATAGCCAATATGCTCTCCAGCCTTTACGCGGTGATTTTCAAACCCGTCTATCTCTTCTGCTTTCACAGGTACATAGCCAAGTCGAACCCGCTTATCGATACTGTCATAGCCATTGGTTGTCGATAACCAGCAAACGTGCCATCCCGGCAATTCCGGGGCATTGGGCAGCGCACTCTGTGTCCATTCATCGCTCCACATCTTCCGACGTTCCTGCGTTGACACAAACTTCTCTTCAGATGACGCCCTTTTAGTGTCCTCGCTTGCGCGATCTTCACGGCCACCTGACTTCAATGATTTCTTTAAACGTCCGTCCATAGTTAGCTCCTTGGGTATTTGCGTGATTCACGGGCATAGCGTTGCAGCATCTTCGTGCGGAGAGCTTTGTTCTCCCACAATCCTGCATCTTTCATTGCCCGTATCTTTTCTGGCTCAATTGTGACGTTAACTCTGCCACCTTCTGACATCGTCTCCCGCCCAGATCCAGTCACAACACTCCGAGGACGCCTACTTGATCTTTCGTCATCAGAATCAGTATAACGGTGAGGCAATTTTTTATGCAACCGTCTATTGAATTCTTGCCAATAGTCCGGCATAGCAGGGTCCCAACCTTCCTCGTGAAGCGTAGAATCCACAACCTTAGCAATCTTGCTATCCTCATCCTTGAGGCCAGAGTCATACCAGTCGTTCTCCGCTAACCAGGCGTCAGAGTGCCGCTTGATCCGAGGATCGTAAGCTGGCGCCTCCTGAGCGGCCTGCATTGCCCGTTGCTTTAGGTGCCTGAGCTGCTCAACCTTCTGCCGGGCCTCGTAGACCGCGTCCTCAGCCTGGACGCTTAGTGCCCCGTCGGAGTTACTAATGGCCTCTTCCCGCTTCTTCTGAGCCCACTGTAGGCGCCTCTCCTCGTCGTCGATAGCCCGGTCAATCTGAGCTAAGTCAGTGCCCTGGGCCTTGCGCTCTAAAACAGCTAGGCGTTCCTTCATGGCCGCATTCTCGCGGTCAAGCATCTGCAGGCGCTGGTCTTTCTCTACATTGGTCTTCTTGATGTACTCTTTTTTGGCTTTCCGACGGGC